CTGGGAGTTCGTTGCGTCTTAGGCACAGAGATGACCCTGACGGGTCGTTCTGCGCCGGGTTCGAGGAAGCGCAAACCGTCGAGCCAGGCGTGATGTCTGAAGCTGGTAACAAGATGCTCCCCAGAAGGGAACACTTGTTCCAGACGTTCGGTCCATTCACGCTGCCGCCACTTTCCGTTTCCACGGAGGCGGTCGGCAGTGGCTCCTGGTCCGTGCTTCGGCAGAAGCTTACCCTCCCAGACCTCACGGTCTGTAACGGAGAGTGCATCTGCAAAAGCCAGCGTGATCACCTTGCGCACTCTTTCGAGTAGCAGGAGAGTGGGGAAGTTCTCCCCTTCAAGATGACGCACCAGTTCCATGTCCGTCTCCACGTACGTGTCTAGCGCCTTGCGGTTATTGGCATCTGATGCCAGCCGCTTCTCCTTCGAGTATAAACCCGAAAGTTGGAGAATAGCGTGGACACACTCTGCAGCCAGATCCTCATCATACCCATGCGTCGTTGGGGGATACCAGTATTGCATACCCGAAAGGGCATTGGCTCTACCGGACCCGTCAACGATACACGGGTGAGGCTCCGACTCTGCCGAGCAGACGTGGAGTGCAGCAAACACACATCGGAGTGCCCAAGATAGAAACTTTGGGCCGGAAGAGGCACTTACGCCAGGCTGGAAGTCTGATCGACTCCAACCGACAAAGTCCTCCTTTGTGATGCATCCTCGATCTAGGGTTCGCAAGAACTCCTTACCGAAGGATGGAAGAGTGATAGTGAAGAAACTATCACCTTCTGTGTTTGAACGCCGTTCCACGGTCTCACGATCGCGGTTCGACGTGCGCAAGTTTCCGAGCCATTCTGAGAATGACTCGTTGCTTGTGTCTTGGGGTGCTGTGGCTGCGCATTTGTCCACAAGATCATTGTGGACTGCGAACCAGAGCTCACGACGGCCTTTCATATCGACTGCTCCCTTTCCGGGGGCTAGACGACGCCGCTCATGTCCCCGTTACCTACTGGCAATAAGCCAGCTCAGCTCTCACCATTCAGGAACTTGTCCTGATTCCCTTCAACGGTGGCGAACGCCAGCAATCCGTCGATAAGGTACTCCTGCTCCGCAAGCGGAACAACGAGACCATTCGGCGCATTGTAGACAAGCCACGCGCTGTCGGGGACCATCGTGTTGAGCCCAGTGATGGGATCAGCACGGAGGACGGTGCGATCGAGCCTGATCATCCGCGAGGCTCGTCCCTTGATCACATGAGAGATCTTGAGACGAAGCCCGTCTGCGGCGGACTCGTACTGAGTCCAACGATCGCCAGAATTGACTCGATAAAGAGTCTTGGCGACCGAATTGATCGTGATGGTAACGGAATCTGAAAACGACATGAGAAGTGTCTCTCTGGATTTGTAGGAACTGAGTTCCTACGGATTGGACGACAACCGATTGGTTGCCGACGTGTGTCGGGGGTGTTTCACAACATGCCCCTGACGGCGTCACCTTCGGCTTAGGCCGAGGGCGGCAAGAATCGACATCTGTTTCCCAGTTAATCCTGAGTCTGAAATGCCGAAACCGAAAGGACTTGCTGGCAATCTGCGTTGGGCCTTGCCAAAAACCGTGTCAAACACGGTGGCGGGAACCCACTCAGACCCATTCCACACCTTGAAATCAAGGCGTGAGCGGATAACCATGTCATGTTGACGCATGATGTATCCGTATGGGATGACTAGACCTTCTGTGAGCATGGCATTAACATTGCTGATAATGTCACCCACATTGGCGAAGTAGTCAAC